GTAGCTATGGTCAATCCGTTGTCAATACCGATTTTCCAAAAATGGCAAACTCTACGAATGTTCGGAGCCTTGCCGGGGGCAGATCGTGACGCGCTACGCCCGCTCGCCCGTGGTGGTGGTGCCCGTCGGCGATCTGCACGTCGGCAGCAGCGTCGCGCTGTGCCCGGCGCATGGCGTCGTCCTCGAGGACGGCGGGCGATACATGCCCAACGAAGCGCAGCGCTGGCTGTGGGAGCGGTGGCTCGACCTGGTGGCCCGCGTCCGCGAGCTTCGGCGGCGCCGGTATCACGTGGTGCTGGTGTCGCTGGGTGAATTCATCGACGGGCGGCATCACGAATCGACCCAATTGCTCTCGCAGGCGCCCGAGATACAGGCATCCGCCGCGCTCGACGTTCTGCAGCCGATGGTGGCGCTCGCGCATGAGATTTACGTCGTGCGCGGGACGGAGGCGCACAGTGGGAAAGGCGCGGCGTCGGACTATTCCATCGGCCGCGAAATCGGCGCACGCCGCGATCCGTCTACCGGCATGGCGGCCTGGTATCACCTCCTCCTTGACGTGGCCGGCGTCCATTTCGATATCGCTCACCACGTCGGCGGCGGCGGCGACGATCCCAGGCTGTACGGCGGCGCGATCCGCCGCGAAACCGCCGCCATGCTCATGGAGCGCCCGGACACGCACATCGTGCTGCGTGGGCACGTGCACCGTTTCGCCGACACCGGCGATGCGTTTCCCACCGCGTGGGGAGCGGTTGTGCCAGCGTGGCAACTCAAAACCGCGTTCACCCACCGCGTCACGCGGCGGGAATATTTCAGCGTCGGCACATGGCTGATCGAGCTGCATAGGGAGGGACAGTGGGAAAAGACAAGGCTGATGTGGAGCGTGCCCGAGGCTCCGCGCATCGTGTCGAGCGCTTCGACGTTGCGCGGCTCCTCGCAATCGCTGACGAGTACGCCAACGACCGGCCGCGAGAAAACGAATTCGCCACGACGTGGTTCGCCAAAGCGAAAGGCTGGACCTACGAAAGGGCAATGAAAACGCTGCGCCGCATGGAATCCGACGGCGTCGTGACGTCGCGTCGCGCCGGGCACATCACGCTGTGGCGCATGTCAGAGGGCGAGTGACGCACGCCATCATCCTGACGCTCACGCTGTCGATCAGCGCTTACACGCCGCAGGCCAACCGCATATCGGGCGGCGCCGTCATGGCCAACGGGCGTGCGCCGCACGTCGGCGCGTTCGCGTGCCCGGCGCGCATTCCGCTTGGATCGCGCGTGACCATCATCGGCGCAGCCCGTGAGCGTGCGCAGCGCCTCGGCCTGCCCGTCGACGGCGTGTGCGCGGATCGATTCCACACGCGATACAGCGCCGGCCACCTCGATATATGCATCCCGCGCGGATTCGAGTCGATGACCGACGCCCAGCGCCTGCAGCGCGCCTTTGCGTGGGGACGCATGCGCGGCGATGTTGTATTCACGCTCCCGGAGGACATCCATGACTGAACGACTGCCGCACGAGGACAGGATCATCGAGGCGCTGCGCGCGCAGTGGAGTCGCGTGCAGGCAACCGCAGCTTACCGATCCGGAGCGCTGGTCGAGGCGCGGATCATCCTGACGCTGAACGGAATCAAAATCGAGGTGAGCGCGCGCGCAACCCGCAGCGTTGACGCCGTTGAGCCCGGTGCGCGATAGGTATACTTTGCGCAGCGGGCGCGCCCAAACGCCGACGTCATGCGTCGGAATGCTGTAGGGGCGCCGGCTTATATCCGCCCGGACTCGGGGTACGCATCCTGTCGAGGGCAGCTCGGCGTCGGAAACGGCGCCGAGACAACTACATACCAACCGCTTGTGCGGCACTCAATTGTGAGTGCCGCTTTTTTGTTTTCCCGTGGAGGTGACATGGATCTGATCTCGATACTCACATGGCTCGCAGGGGCCGGCGTCGCTGCGGTGAGCAGCTTTGTGCTTGACCGGCTGCAGGGTTTCGCGCAGCTGTCGGCATCCGGCAAGCAGCTGGTCGCCGTCGCCGTCGCCGTCATTCTCGGCGCGCTGTCGATGGCCGCGCGCGACTGGCTGAGCGCGAATCCGACGGCTGCGCAGGGCATCGAGCCGTACGCCCAGCTCATCGTCACCGGCGTGATGCTCATCGTGCAGCAGGTCACGCACGGCGCACGGCGCGCCGCAGCGGAGGCGGGCAATGGCTGACCTGTTCTGGATTCCGCTGCTGCTGATCGCCATCTACGCCATCGTCATCTGCATCGAACCGGGAGGGCCTCGCCATGGCTGACGTGTCGCTGCTGCAGCTGCTGACCAGTGGCGGCGTGCCGGCGATGTTCGCGGCGCTCCTGATCTGGACGCTGAAAACCTCCGCCGACCGCGAAGAGCGCAATTTGAAAGTGTCAGCCGATCGCGAGGAGCGCCTCATGCGTCGGGAGGAAATGGTCCTGGCCAAGCTCGACGAGATGTCCAAAACCATTCTTCGCATCAGCACGCAGCTGGACAGCCTCGCGCGCGAAATCGACCGCATGCGCGGGGAGGATTAATGGGCGTCCCTTACGTCAATCAGATCGACAACGCGCCGCGCCGCAACGACTGCGGGCCGGCATGCGTAGCCATGCTCGCCGGCGCCGTCAAGCCCGGCCTCGCCACATCGGCCACGGTCACCGACTTGTCGACGCACTTCGACGCCTCGCAGGACGGCACCACGCAGGCCGACCTGCTGCGCATGGGCGACCACGTCGGCGTGTCGCTGCGCGCTACCACCACGGCCGAATACCCCTACATCGCCCTTGTCGACTACCGCATGCTGCCGTTGCGCTACCAGGCTGGCGGCGATTTCGCTCACTGGATCGTGCGCCTGTCGGCCACGTCGTACCACGACCCGCTTTGGCGCGGCGCCGACGGCGCATCTCTCCCCGCGGCTGCCGGCGTGCTCGACGCCGCCGAATCAGGCGCGCGCCGCTGGTCGTCGATCGTCCCCAATCGCGTCACTCTCAAAAACCCTATGACTACACCCGCACCAACCTCGGGCAAGGCCCGCATCAAATCGACCCCGTACAGCACGTGGAAGCTGCGCAAAGCGCCTTCGACGTCTTCCTCCTCGGAAACCGGTTACTGGCTGTCGGCCGGGCAGGAGATCGACGTCCTCGATGTCGCCAGCGGCGACGGCTGGCAATGGGCGCGTGTGCGCAACACGAGCGGCGGCGCCGTCGTCCAGGACGGCTACGTGCGCCGTGACGCGTGGGAGTGGGTGTCGACTCCGCCGCCGCCGCCGCCGCCACCAACGACTCGCCCGCCGCTGCTGCTGGGTGTCCACTTTCACGATTCGCGCGGCCACCATTACGCGCAGGGGTTTCTCTCTGCAGGCGGCATGGGCGCGACGATCATGGAAGGCTACACGTTCGCTTCGCAGCTCAAGATCGGCTGGCCAAAGGCCGCGATCTTTGTCCGGCGCTGGTGGCCGGGAAACTACCTCCCTCCGGTTGATCTCAACCTGCTGTGGGGAGCGGAAGACCCGAAGCTGATTTACCTGTCGCCCATCAACGAGGCGGACTGCATCGGGCAGGACATGCAGGACATCCGGCCGCGAGCAGAATACGACGCGGCAATGGCGCGTCTTGTCAAGGAGCGCACGGGCGGGCGCTTCAATGCATCGACCGGCCGATGGGAGGGCGGCGCGATCTATGTCGCCAGCCCGTACAGCATGGGCACGCCCGACTTCACGCGGCAGGACGTGCGCGACCAGCTGCGGCAGCATCTCGCGCCGCACTACAACAGCAACCTGCTTGCCTACGGCTATCACAGCTACAGCCCGGACCCGGCGCACATCGATCGCCCGAGCGAGTGGCCGTGGTACGAGCGCCGCTGCGACTTCCTGTTTCAGAAGTGCGGCTTCAACCCGGACCCGTCGCTTGCCGGCGTGTACATGGACGAAACCGGCGTCGACACCATGGGACGCGGCGGGTATCTCGCGTGGAACATGGACGGCGCTGCGGTCGCCGCGCATCTGCGCAAGCTGTGCGACGCGCTGCGCAGCCCGCTCGTCGTCAACGGCAAGTCGTACCCGTCGCCCTACCGTGCGGCGACGGTGTTCGCCGCCACCGACGACGTGCAGCGCTGGGGCGGATACCGCGTGCAGGGGTTCCTCGGCGAGATCGCCCAGGTCGCGCAGGAGGCGCTGCGGTGATCTCGTTCGATGCCGTCGTCTACAAGGTGCAGACGCTCGTGGACGGCGGCATCCGCGTGACGCTCGATCTGCCAGAGCACGCGATCGGCGCCGCGGCCGAACTGATGCGCTACAAGCGCGACGAAGTGCCGCTGCGTGTGGCGTGCAGTGGAGGTTTCGATGAAACAAAACGTAACGTACCACGGTCTCAAAGCGAAGCAGATTCGTCTGCTTGAAACCGCACTGGAGGCCGGGTTTCATCGCAATATCACCGCGATCTGTTCGGAGGCAGGTGTTTCACGCGTGACCTTCTACCGCTGGATGGACGACCCGCAGTTCCGCGATGCGTGGGAGGGGCTGTGGAAGCGCATGGCCGCTCGGCATCTGCCCAGCGCCGTGTCGGCCATCGTGGCGAAAGCTCAGAAGGGCGACGTGTCTGCGTCGCGCTTGCTCGCCGAAATGGCCGGCGTGCTGAAGCAGCAGGTCGAACAAACCGGCACGCAACGCATCGAGATCGAATACACCAACAATTGGCGCAACATCTATGAAGCTGACACTCCCGCTGCCGCATCCGGGGCAGGCGCACGTGATGCGGAGGGCGAAGCGATTTAACTGGCTCAGTGCCGGTCGCCGCTGGCGCAAAACGACGATGGTCATGTCCATCGCCGTTGAGCATGCCGTGCAGGGCGCGCAGATCATGTGGTGTGCGCCGACGTATGAGCAGGCGCGCGTGGCGATGGAGGAGACGGCCTACGCTGCGCGGGACATTGCCGTGTTCAACGAGTCGCGCATGATCGCGACATTTCCGAGCGGCGGCCGCATCGCGTATCGATCGCTGCAGAAGCCCGACAACGTGCGCAGCTTTACCGCACACGGCATCGTCATCGACGAAGTAGCCGATGTGCCAGAGCAGGCATGGACGGCCGTGCTGCGGCCGACGCTCATCAGCACGCGCGGCTGGATGTGGGGCATAGGCACACCGAAAGGACGAAACTGGTTTTACGCGCAGTGGCATCGCGCAGCAGAGCGCGGTGATGCGGCTGCGTTTCGCGCGCCCACCCTCGGCGCCGAAATTGTCGGCGGCCGTTTGGTGCGCCGGCCGCACGCGCTCGAGAATCCGACGGTCGACTGGGACGAGATTGAGCAGCTCCACCGCACGATGCCGGAGTATGAATTCCGCCAGGAGATTCTGGCGGAGTTTGTCGAGGTCGGCGGCGGCGTGTTTCGCGGGGTGCGCGACGCTGTGCGTGCGGCGCCGATGATCGACCACCGCCACACGCACGTCGCCGGCCTCGACTGGGCGCTCAACTACGACTACACAGTGCTCACGATCATCGACGCCACGACCGGCGCGGTCGTGCACGTGGATCGCTTCAACGGCGCCGAATACGCCATGCAGCGCGCGCGCATCGCTGCCGCGTGCCAGCGCTTCCGCGTCGACGTGCTGCTGGCCGAGGCAAACGCAATGGGGAAGCCCAACAACGACATGCTGCGCGACGAGGGCATCCCCGTGCGCGATTTCACCACCACGTCATCGACGAAAAGCGAAATCATCCGCCGTCTCGCTGCTGCGTTCGAGCAGCGGCGGCTGACGCTGCCGCCTGACGACGTGATGATCGCCGAGCTCGAGGCCTACGAGGCCAAGCGCCTCGAGTCCGGAGCGATCCGATACAGCGCTCCCGACGGCATGCACGACGACACCGTGATGTCTCTGGCGCTGGCGTGGTACGCCGCGGACACGACGACGGCGGCCGTGGCGCCGATGATCGCGCGGTCGCCGTTTTGACGGCTATGCACGCGTGTATGGTGCGTGTATATGCGCGTGCATAGCTGTTACAATCACGCGCAACCAAATACCAACCGCTTGGGCGGCACTCACACAGAGTGCCGCCTTTTTTGTTTTCCCTACACCACATGGACAAGCGCAAGCATCCCACCGACCAGCGCCAGCGCGTGCGCATCCGCGAGGCCGTCGACGTGATCCGAGGCGAGATCGTCGAGGCTTCCGACGGACAGCGCAGCCGGCGCATCGTGATTCGCGAAGCGCTCACGGCCGGCGTGGTCAACCGGAACGGACGGCGGTACACCGAGCAGGCGGTTCGCGCCGCGGTGCAGGAGCTGCAGCCGAAACTCCGCGAAAGCGCGGGGCAAGGGCGGGCGATCCTCCACACCGCAGACGGCGACCCGCTCGTCGGCGAAGCAGACCATCCGAGCGACAAGGGCGGGCGCCCTGCGCTGCTGGAAACGGTCGTCGTATGGACGGACGTCGCATATGACGAGGCGTCGCGCGCGGTTTCCCTCACGGGCACCATCGCGGACACCCAGCGCGGACGGGACATCCAGGCACTTGCCGATATCGGGCTGCTGCCCGGCGGAAGCCTGCGCGGGAATGGCATCTCGCAGGTCGTCGACTTCGGCGAAGGCCAAGTTGAGGAGGTCGTGGAGCTTCATCTCACCGGCTACGACCTGGTGCTCACGCCGTCGTTCCAGAACACGGCCGTGATCGAGAGCAAGCAGGACGCACTGATTCAGCCCGCGATTCAGCGGGAGGAGAAACCACAGATGGACATCGAGACCGTTCGCAAGGCGTTGGGCCTTGCCGAGTCCGCCACCGAGGCGGACATTCTGTCGGCTGCGGCGCGCGCGCGTGAGGCCGCCGTGCAGCTGGAAGAGACCAAGAAGCGCGATGCGCTGACGCGCGCCATCGACGAGGCCTGCAAGGGCCTGCCGTACGACGCCGCGCTCAACGCGCAGTTCCGCGATGAGCTCGCCGAGGACGCAGCCGATGCGTCGGCCGTCGCCGCTCGCGCGAACAAGCTCCGCAAGCGCTACGATCAGCTGGCCGCCGCGTCGGCGCTGAAGTCGCAGGGCTACAGCGGCCCGCTCGCGGGCATCCAGGTGGCGCCGGTGTTCGAGAAGGAAACCGGGCAGCCGGCCTACGCGCGCTTGTCGCATGACCTCGCCGAGAGCGTGATGCAGCATCGCGGCGGCCAGCTGTTTAACGCTGCTTCGCCGCGCACCGCCAACGAGCGCGTCGCCGCGGCCGTGCTGAAGCGCTTCGATGAGCTGCACGGGGCGCAGCTGCAGCGCGAGGCGCAGCTGTACGCCGAAGCACACACGGCCACCGATCTCACGCTGCCGTACACGATCAGCCGCACGATCAACAGCGCGGTTTTCCCGTCTCTCGTCGCAACGAGCGTCTTTGACACGGCGCTGATGCAGAACAGCCCGGAGTACCTGTACTACGAGTCGTACGCCGAGGAGACGGGCCTCACGGCTACGGTGACCGATGAGGTTGTCGCGGCGCCGGCCACGCTCGGCAACACGAGCGCGCTCGCCGCGCAGCGCGTGATCCCGGGCACGGTCGTCGTGACCAACAGCGCCGGAAGCACGACCTACACCGAGGGCACTGACTACACCGTCGATTACGCCAACGGCCTGGTGTTCTTTCCGGCGTCGGGCGGCGCCATCACGGCGTCGCAGTCGCTCAAGATTGACTACCAGTACAAGGCGATCCGCAAGGGCGAGAACGCCGCGATCGAGCGCTCGAAGAACACGCTGTCGCGCATCTCGATCGAGGCGAAGGCCGACCGCCTCGCCGTCGAGATCACCAACGAGGCCGTGGTGTTCGGCCGCTCGCAGCTGGGCTATGACGTGGCGGCTCGCGCCGTTGCGAACATGACCAACGAAATCAACCGGATCATTGATCAGGGCCTGATTCGTCTGGCCATTCAGGCCGTCAAGGCGATTGCCTCGAACAGCGGCGGCACGTGGACCGTCGGCAGCACGCCCGACTACAGCGTCGGCGTGAGCACGATCGGCAAGGCCAAGGTCAAGGTGCTCAATCGCAACTATCAGCCGACGTTCGCGCTGATGAGTGCGACCAACAGTGATTTGATCGCCAACTGGACGGGCTTCTCGGCGTCGGGCCTGCGCCCGGACGGCGCGATCAACCCGGCGGGCTTCGTCGGCCGCGTCAAGGGCCTCGATGTGTTCGAGACCACGCAGATGACGGACACCGAGATCATCGTGGGCAACCGCGAGCTGGTGATGTTCCGCATCTTCCAGCCGCTGCTGGTCAAGGGGCCGTTCCCGTCCTACGACTCGAACAAGCTCAAGGCCAACGACCAGTGGTACATCGAGGGCTTCAACGCCAGCGCCGCGCCTGTCCCGCAGAAGGGCGCCTACATGGTCGTGGCGTAGACATCACTGCAGCAGGGAGGGATTCGCGCGAATCTCTCCCTGACACAATGACTACATGAAGCGATTCGTCCGAATCACCGCAATTGCCGAGCGCGTGCTTGTCGCCGAGAACTGGCTGTACGCAGGGGAGTCCCGCGTGGTGCATCGTCGCTACGCCAACATCGTAGCGGCGGCCAATCCCGGCGCGATCGTGGTGTCCGAGCTCGACGACGGAGAGACGACCGAACCGCAGCCCGCCGTCCTGGAGGAGGTGATCCCGCATGCCCATCACGCGCCAGTCGCTGATCGACAGTCTGACCGCGGCGCTGTTCGCAAAGGACGGCGTCCCTAGCTCGACGCAGTACGCCGACGCCATCGACGCGGCGGTGCTGGCCTATTCGCAGCGCGTGCCGCTGGTGCGCACGATCACGCTCGCCATCACGGCGGGCGTTGCCACGTACGCACTGCCTGCGGATTTCCT